GATGATTTAACGATTATGCGCGGCATTGCCACTGAGATTTGTTCACCAACATATGATTACTTTGGGACATTAGTACAATTTTATGGGTCAAATCCTTCGGGACACCCATTGACAGTTGTTACCAATTCATTGGTCAATAGTTTGTATATGCGTTATGTATATTATAGAATTGCACAAGAGGAGAAATGGTGGAGAGTACCACTATTTTCGAAAGTTGTGTCATTATTGACTTATGGAGATGATAACATTATGTCTGTTAAACCAGGATATGATGCATATAATCATACCAATATAGCACGTGTATTAGCCGAGTGTGATATTACATACACTATGGCTGATAAAGAAGCAGAATCTGTACCATTTATACATGGTTCAGAAGCTGGATTCTTGAAACACAATGCTGTTTGGGATGATGAATTGCAGTTGTATCGTGCAGTTATTGATGAATCTTCGATATCTAAGATGCTCCATGCACATGGGAGAACGCAGATATCAGAAGAGCTTCATGCTGCTTGTACAATTAGAGATGCGCTTGATAAGTATGCTCATTTCGGTCGTGAGAAATACACGGAGAGATGCGCTCAACTTAAACAGGTTGCAGATGAATGTAATCTCACTGGACTTGTAGGAGATTTTCCAACATATAAGGAACAAATCCTCAAGTATTGTGAGAAATACGAATGGGAGGAAAACCCATATCCTGTCCGAAAGGATTAGGATGAAAAATTCACAATTTTGATATTGCGTTGGTTACATGCAATAGAAACCAAAGAACCCGAATAAGGTAGTTACGAACTTACGTATAGTATCTTCCAAACTATATGTATGTTGCGAAAACTTATTTGTCTTGAACCTCCCTCGTGAGGTACCATTATTTAGTGGAGTAGTTTGAAACTACAAATAAGAGAAGCTCTGATTCAAGTATAATGATGCATATACTTGTTTTATAAATAATAGATTGCATTACTAGTATTACACAATATCCAAGTGCATTGGATTTAAGTATGCACAATGGGGAGGTCCAGTCCCCTTATACACTGGAAGCGGCGTTGGTTCGCATTAACCAACTAGAACATGATGTTGCACGTAAGTACGCGCAAACAAGAAAGCTTAAACGTAAGGTGGCTTTGCTTAATTCGATAATAGACAAATATCAAAGTGAAGCATTACCATCACAATCAGCTACTATGAATGTCAGCATGGCTGATGATACTGCGAAAGCAGAAATCACAACTTTTGCTGATGAATCAGCTGGTTGGAATACTACAGTGCCTACAGCACCAGATAGTACATTCAACCTTGCTAATAATAGCGATAGCGATTTAGGTAATTTCTTGTGTCGTCCAATAAATGTGGCGACATATCAATGGGATGTAGATTCTCCATTATTTGAGACATTGAATCCCTGGACAGCTTATTTGACAAACCCTTTTATTAGGGATAAGATAGCTAATTTTGAACTTTTACGCATGAATTTGCATATGAAAGTGCTTATTAGTGGAACACCATTTCATTATGGTAGGGCTTTAGTGTCATATAATCCTTTGAGTGGATTTGACCAAGTTACAATAGAACGTGGACTTGGTGGAGCATTGGATGCGGATTTAGTG